TTGTGGTCTACAGCCTACCACTGGCGTGCGTATTTCGCGCGTTATGTTTAACCTTTTTATAGGCGACGATGACATGACTCATCGCCGGTTATACTTAAGTTTAAACTGAGTATTTTATCGTTACTAAGTCTGAAAGTACTTTGAACTGACAAACCCTTTAGTTTTAAAACGTTTTTACATATTTAAAGTCTCAAAAATATGGAACCTGCATCTCAATTGTGCAGATTTAGGATTGGCTTGATTGTATTACAATCATGTCAATCCTACAAGTGGATCAACTGGATCTAAATCATATTCCATTTACCATGGGATATATATCTACTAGACCCAGCAAACAGAACTTGAACACTATAGTGTTGAAAGAGTTAGCAAACGTTTTTATGTGTTAATAGTCTCAAAAACGCAGATCCTCATTAATTTGAGTCGTATGGCATTTGTCATATAACCTAGTAGATAAACTAGGGTCACTTAAATTTATCAATTAACCAGGATTCTAAAAATTCTTAGCCTGGACATTGTGTCCCTGTGGACATAGTGCGCAAACAGAAAATGATCATCACACAAAATCCAAGCGAGGCAGATACCATCCTCTTTTTGGTGAGAACCTGTTGCATAAAGCAGTCAGATGTTATGCATTTTTTAAACTAATCAAAGTTTGTAGTATAAACTATGATTCGTACATTGTTCGTTATGTGCGCAGAGGCTAACAATCTAAAATTTTGTTGGTGACATTTAATCTTTAGATATTGTACGTTTATGAATCTGAAGAGAGTTTTAACCATTTACTCATTAAATGTAGGTCGTACCTTTAGTTTGGAGAAACTAGTTAAATCTTCACATATCATTTGGTTGTCGTGATCAGATGGTACTGATTCCGCGTCTTAAGCAACAAGGCGTTTGTGAGTTTCAGCCTTGACTGGGAAGGTGCTTGACATGTTAGTGTTGAGTCCAGTACAAACTAAGATGAATAATCTGAAATTTAATAAATGGGTGTTAAGTGGACTGTGCCAATCCACACGAACCAGCCTAAAAATGGTAAACGTGGCCGTCGAAGCGGTGAGCACGAGTAGCAAACTCGTTAACAATAGCAAATTGCAGGGAACAACTAGTGAAGTTGAGGTTTACCAACCAACTAGCCTTGCTCTTAGATTGAGAAAAACCCTCTTAGCAAGAGTATTTTTGGATGTAATTGTAGCTATGATTATATCTATTTTTTCCTTATTTTTCTTCGTCCTTAAAATGATTAAATATCATTCTATACAACCTACTGAACAAGGGCAGGAGGAATATTTGGAAAATAACAAAAGACAACGACGTTATGACGCCAAGATTAAGCGTAATAAACGCAAGGAAGACAAAATCAAAGCCAAGTTGTCAGAAGCTAAGGTCATTAAAGAGAAAAAAGATATAAAAAAACATGGAAAAATTACTCAAGATCATAAGATGGAATCAAGGAAGAAATATTCCTTCCATTCAAATGAATATGATGAGATTTTTGAAGAGTTCAACACTCCCAGATATAATCGTGTTTTTAGACCAACACATCGATCTAATAATCGATCTAGGTCATCTTTATCTTACTCATCATTACAGAAAGACTTCGAAGAATTTGATTCCGATGAAGTTTCAGAAGTTGACAGTGATATCACTTCTTATTCTGTTGATGATGGCCCTAAGCAGCATATTGGTAAAGTTAAGTGGAAAGATAAATATTATGATATTAAAAATGATTTACATTCTAGGATACTAAATGGTAAAGTAAAATTCGATAGCACATTTAATCCAATCTTTGAGGTCGAAAATATATACCGTGCTTTGTCCTATATTAAAGAATTTAAGACATCAATATCTTTAAAAGATTTCGAATTGTTTGTTATAAATGCATATGCATGTTACAACAGTATCGATATTCCTCATTTGATAAGTATTCTTATGGTGTATAGTCATAACTATATGAGTTCATCTTATTCTGGCATTTTGAAGGATTACTTGAAAGAGTTATTCGTACCAGGGGAAGAAGTAGTGAACCAAAGTGGTGAGACTTTAACTAAAATTAAGGATATTATTAAATCTTGGAAAGATATTAAAAATAGTAGATTTGTCGATTCCATTAAACGTTTGATTGCTGTCACAGTTGCTTCAGGAATGTGTAAAGCTGCATCAATTCCTTTCGGGAAAACTATGTTCAACAACTTTTATAAGAAAACAAAAGTTGGTAGTGTTTCGCGTTTGGATTTTATTGAACAATTCTTTGAAACTACCATATATGTATATGAGAAATTTGAATATTTCTATCATAATGGTGATTTTATGTCTTTGTTCTACGATCAGGAATGTGGTGGCGAAACATATGAGAAGGAGTATTCTACCCTGATATCTACATTGACCTTACTACATACAGGGAACCTCTCAAAAAATGATTTTGATGAGCATTCATATGAAAATCGTGTAGACAAATTGATTTCTACTACTGAGACTATCATTTCTAGTACTAGTGGTATAGAAAGAAAGATTTTTGCTGAAAGATTATTAATGTTAAAACGCACTAAAGTTGCTATTTTGGATTATCATAAGTCCATGACATTAAGGGAAGCTCCTTTTTCATTTCTATTATTTGGTGGTTCTGGAGTTGGAAAATCCACTATGTTACCAAAGATTATTAATGCTTTATTACAGGCCAACAATATGGAGGTGAACAAAGATTTAGTTGTGACATTACAAGCCAGTGATGCCTTTCAATCTGAGTATCGAACCAAACATACAGTAGTTATCCTAGATGATATAGCAAATGCCAATCCGGATCATACTCAAGTTAATCCAAATGACATTATTATAAATTTTTGTAATAACATTCCAGCTTATGCACTCAACCCCATAGCTGAGTTGAAAGGTAAAATTCTGATTGCACCGAAGTTCTTTATTGGCACAACTAATAATAAGAGTTTATTTGCTAATATTTATTCCACTGAACCTATCTCCATATTAAGGCGATTTAATTACACTATTAGTGTATCATTGAAGCCTGAATTCATGTGTGATGGTAGATTAGATAGAACTTTAGTTTCAGGTTATGGTGTGGATGCATGGAATTTCACAGTTGAAATACCTTATTCATTGAATAATGCAGGCAGTACTGTTAAAAGTGTTGCGTACAGAGTTGTTAATGATGATGGAATAGAAATGCGAGATGTGTCGTTGGGCCGTTTGATTTATTTTTTGAGCAAACAGTCACGAATTCATTTCGCACAACAATCCGCATTGTTGGCGACAAACAATGAAGCTTTTGGTACACAAACTTGTGAACATCATTCATATGAAGATATCTGTCCTTTGTGTTTATCGGAGCAAGGAAATTACACCGATCTCTATAGGCTAATTCTTGGTAGATGGTTAAAAATTCCCAAATTCATTTTTTGGTTAGCATCCAAAGTTAGTTTTTCACATAATTTTCTAAGGACTGCCATTTTGATAAAACTAGTTGAAAGTTTTTATTTCGATTATATAGTTCAAATGGTCTTTGTCTTAGTTGGTTTTATTTCTATAATATTTGCTGAAATAGTGAATAAGTTTCTTCACATGACAACAATTGTGTATTTAGTGTTTATAATGATTCATTTCTCATTAACTATTACTTTTATTCTTGTTGCATATGTGGAATTAACTAAGAAATATATATTGACTATGTCTACAAAAACTGTCCATGAATTTTGGA